AGCAGCCAGGTGAAAACGAGTACGGCGGAAAAACGTAGCCAGGCGCCGTATCAGGCGAGGCAGTCGACGTAGTTGCTCCTGCCGTGTCCTCAATCGTGGAAGCTGCAGCAGCAGCAAGCACACGAGAGTGCATGGCGAAGATCAAAGAGCCGCCGTTCTCCGTCGTATCCGCGACGGTGTACGTACGATTGCAGTGAAGTCGTGAAATGAGAGTCGGCGTGATGTTGACATCAGGTAGCCGTTGCAGGTTGGTAACCTGCCACGGCGACATCATCTGGGTGACGAACTTCGTAACGTCGAAACCAGCTGTTGGCATCATAGAGCCAATGAAGTCAGAACCAGGCGCCTGCGCCGACACAAGGGCCTCCGCGCGAGCGGTTCGCGCCCGCGGAATTGGACGCGCTGAACGAGATTCAGCGCGGGCCCGTGCCGGTGTGGCAGAGCGCGCTCGAGGAGGTGGGCCACCAGCTCCGCCTTTCGGCTTCGGTGGGGCCCGCCCCGTCTTGCGCACCGGCACACCTCTCGTGCGAAACATCTTTTGAGCGACCGGTCTTCCCCGCGGTGCTGAGGATGGTTTCCCCTCGCTCAGCACAATCGTGAGGTCTCCGGTATCTGTATCATCGGAGTCAGACAGCTCGGCCAACATCGCAAGGATGCGATGCGCGCACACTACATCAGCCACAAGCCCTGCATTTTGGAACGCATGGGCAAAGGGCGTCGCATAGCTGCGCACAAACGGACGAGCTTGTCCCACTTATCATCATCGTACGCGAGCTCCTTGGCAGCACTCTGAATACAATCAGCGAGCGTCTTTGGCTTGGCGTATAACAAATGAGCGAGGATCTTCAACCCTCGCGTGGGCAGCGGGACCGCAAAACCATTCGTATGGTAATGGGGTATCTTCCCGCAAAACTCGTTCTTCGCAGTATAACCGGTATTGAGACTACCCGCCTTCAGCGAGATGTTCAGCTCAGAGGCCCAGCGACGACGATTCTCGTGCGAGAACGTGTCAGCGTAAAGGCGATGAGTCGAATCTTCATCAAAGCTGAAAAGCGTATCGTCACCGACGTGTGAAAACGTGAAACGCTCATCGATCCAGGCCCAGGTAACCAACCACGGCTGTAAGCCAATGTTGTACTCTGTGATGAACCGCAAAACCATGTAGAGCTCAATCGTCATCCGGTTTAGAACGCTGATATCGGTGGTCATGCCAGAACCAGATGGGTTCATCGATCCTTTAGCATATGCCTCACCATCAGGCGTCACTACCGTTGCGTATAACTCATAGTAGCAGAACTCGAGAACGAAACCACGCCACTCTTCGAGGAAACAAGACGCAATGCTATTGTAAGTCCCACCAATAAGCTCAGCCTGTTGGGTGGTGTCAAACTTATTGCAATCGTCGTCCCCCGTATGACTACGTCGGTTGTGCCACAGTGACAAACGGTTGAACCCACCATGCTCTTGACTAAAGCCAACCCTACTAGGAAATTCAGGAATGGCCGAAGCGGTGTGCATTTGATGGGAAAAACGCATGAACAACATCTTCGAAAGCGCGATGCTAGCGATGTGCGCAGGATAGAAGAGCCGCGTAGACTTCGCAGCGATCTTCTCCTTAGAGCGCAATTCACGCTTCAGCGACGCATTGAAAATGTTGGTGCGCAACTCGTACTTAATCGCAAAAGGATGGTCGAAGACCAGAGCCTTCGCGTCGTAGCACGCGCACAACCAGCGTTGAAGACCTTCTCGGTTGACAAAGTCCTCCAACCAATCAGCCTTCTCCTGCACCTTGTCGATGTGAGAGAAAGGCTGACCCACTGAGGCATCATTTGAA